GACTGAACAAATAGAACAAGATTTAAAAACATACAAAGGTTCAACAGGTATGGTTGAATACTACGATATGATTTCACAGTTTGTCGAGAAGAAAAAATGCCCTCTTCTTGATGTTGTGTTTCTTGACGAAGCACAAGATCTAAGTCCTCTGCAATGGGATATGTTTTTTTACATAGAGAGTTGCTGCAAACGCTCTTACATTGCAGGGGATGACGATCAAACTATTTATACATTTCAAGGCGCTGACCCTAGTATCTTTATTAATTTAAAAGGTACAATGGACCCACAAATACAATCGAGAAGAGTTCCTAGAAAAATACACAGATTAGCAGAATCTATATTTCCATACATGTCTCAAAGATTAGATAAACAATGGCAAGCTAGAGATGCGGAAGGAAACATTTATGAAGATATGAATTTAGAAGATTTAGATTTTAGTACTGGCCAATGGATGATTATCGCTAGAACTAATAAAATGTTAGAACCTATTATGGAATATCTTTATAGACTTAATTTAAGATTTGATTCTAAAATACAAAAATTATTACCATCAGATATGTTAAATGCATATAGAGTTTGGGACAGATTAAATAAAGGTGCAAAGGTAAGTAAGGACGATGTTAAAGATTTATGGACTTATCTTAGTACCGAGAAGCACGTGGCGAGAGGCTTTAAGGATGAAAAGAAACTAGAACCTATTGTCTCAGTTGATATGGAAGAACTGAGAGAACAATACGGGTTGCGAGCGACGGGGAGCTGGGAGCATTTAAATTTTCCAGAACAAAGTAAGATTTATATAAAGAATTTATTAGAATCAGGTGATGATCTAATGAAGAAAGCAAGAATAAAAGTATCTACAATTCACAGTGTGAAAGGAGAGGAATCAATGAATGTTGTTTTATATACAGATATAGAAAGAATCATATATGAATCAGCTTTAAAAGATCCAGATCCAGAACATAGAACGTTCTTTGTAGGTGTAACAAGAGCAAAAGAAAATCTATTTCTAATGCAACCAACGTCAGAATATCAATATAACATAGGAGGACCAATAGTATGATATCACAACAAGACTTTGATAAAGCTTTTCCGCAAGATAAGCAGATAGGAGGGAGTCATTATAAATCGTTTCACATTCAGCCATACGAGTTTATTTCAAAAAATAATCTTTCGTTCTTTCAGGGGAACGTTGTGAAATACGTTTGTAGATACTTAAATAAAAATGGAGTAGAAGATTTAGAAAAAATAATTCACTATTGTGAACTAGAGATAAAAAAGATAAAAGATATGAGAAGGAAGAAATGAAATATAAATGTGTTAAATGTAAAAAAAGAAATATGGCATTCAACTGCGCATTTATGTGTAAAAAATGTTATAAAAAAACAAATGTATAAACTTTGTTTGATAGACGTAACGTTGATTATGGCAATTTGTTTAACATATTATATAATAGGCGTATGAGAGAAAAAGGAAGAAAATGGGACGGTAGGTCCAGAATAGCTACCGAAGAATATAAAAATAACTATAACGAAATATTTAAAAAGGAGAATACAGATGGAGCAACCGAAGATAAGAAGCAAGATTCTGAAGATAACAGACAAGATAACTAGTTGGCATCATAAAGCATTTACTTATGTAGCTAATAAATCAAAGACAAGTGTTTGGTTTACATTCTTATTATTGTTTTTAGCTTTATATGAAATCTTTGAACATTTTATTATACCAGCCATTCTAATTTGGTGGAGTTTAAAATAATGATATTTGAAGCACAGAAAGAATGGAATTGTCCAGAAGAGTTTCCAGATTTAAGTAAATATAAATACGTAGCAATCGACTTAGAAACTAAAGATCCAGATTTAAAATCTAAAGGTTCTGGTGCTATTCAAGGTCACGGAGAGATTGTAGGTATTGCTGTAGCTGTAGATGGTTGGTCAGGTTATTATCCAATAGCACATGAAGGTGGTGGTAATTTAGATAAAAGAATTGTTTTAGAATGGTTTAAAAAAGTTTGTGCAGCAGACAATATAAAAATATTTCACAATGCAATGTATGATGTCTGTTGGATTAGATCATATGGTATAAAAATTAATGGTCACATTATGGATACCATGTTGATGGCATCTTTAATTGATGAAAACAGATTGTGGTACACATTAAATAGTATTTCGTTTGATTACTTAGGCCAAGTAAAAGACGAAAAAGCGTTGAAAGAAGCGGCTGATTCGTGGGGCATCGATGCCAAAAAAGAAATGTATAAACTACCTGCAATGTATGTAGGTAACTATGCAGAGAAAGATGCTGAACTTACATTAGATTTATTTAAAATGTTATCAGCAGAAATTAGAAAACAAAATTTAATAGAAATATTTAATTTAGAAACTCAATTGTTTCCTTGTTTGATTGATATGAAATTTAAGGGTGTTCGAGTAGATGTCGAACGAGCCCATCAGCTAAAGAAAAAATTAAGTACAGAAGAAAACCATTTACTGCAAGAAGTAAAAAAAGATACAGGAATAGAAGTTGAAATATGGGCAGCACGAAGTATCGCCAAGGTGTTTGACAAGCTTTCCTTACCCTACGAACTGACCGAGAAATCCAAGTTACCTTCATTTACAAAAAATTTCCTTTCAAATCATCAACATCCATTAATTAAAAATATAGCAAAAGCAAGAGAGATAAACAAGGCGCATACAACCTTTATAGATACTATATTAAAACATCAACATAGAGGTAGAATACACGCAGATATTAATCCAATTAGATCCGATCAAGGTGGTACAGTTACAGGTAGATTTAGTTATGCTAATCCTAATCTTCAGCAGATTCCTGCAAGAAATAAAGATTTAGGGCCAATGATTAGATCACTGTTTATACCTGAAGTCAATCACAAATGGGGTTGCTTTGACTACTCACAACAAGAACCAAGATTAGTAGTGCACTATGCAGCTACAACTGAACCTATTTGTTTTGATGATTCTGTAAAAAACATAGTAGATAAATTTAAAGATAACTCGGTAGACTTTCATCAAACAGTTGCTGATATGGCAAATATTTCTAGAACAAATGCTAAGACAATTAATTTAGGATTATTTTATGGAATGGGAAAAGCAAAGCTACAAGCTGAGTTAGGTTTAAATACAAAACAAGAAGCAGAAAATTTATTTAATCAATATCACGACAATGTACCTTTTGTAAGAGACCTTATGACTTATACTTCTAATCAAGCACAAGCATCTGGATCGATAGGAACTTTGTTAGGTAGAAGATGTAGATTTAATAAATGGGAACCAAATCAATTTGGTATGCATAAACCTATGGACTTTGAAGAAGCTGAAAGAACATATGGTCGAGGTAGAATCAGAAGAGCTTTTACTTACAAAGCATTAAATAAATTAATTCAAGGATCAGCAGCAGATATGACTAAAAAAGCTATGTTAGATTTATATAATGAAGGCATAATACCACATATTCAAATACATGACGAACTAGACATTTCAGTAGAGTCCGATAATCAAGCTAAAAAAATAATTGAAATTATGGAAAATGCTGTTACATTGTCTGTGCCAAATAAAGTCGATTATGAATCAGGTGACACCTGGGGCGATATAAACGGATAATATCCGCGTCGTTATATACGATCTCAATATAATAGGAGTTAAAATGAAACACTGTAAAAAATGTGGGCATGGGTGTCACTGTAGTGATATATGCCAAGTTGGTAACGGATGTGGTTGCATGTATTGCGAACATCCTAAAATAGGAGAGACTATGATCAATTGGATTAAGAAACAATGGCAGAAGTTCGTTGATTGGGTTTTTAAAGATTTTTATAAAGACTAATTTATGTCAAAGATAACAGAAGAGACCGCAGTAAAGACCGATCTGAAAACGCTCGGGATGATCATTGCTGGTGCGGGTTTTGCAGTCTATATGTATATTGGTATGACTAATACTATCAATACACTTGAGACAAGACTTCAGTTAATGGAAGCAGATTTACTTAAAAAAGCAGATCAAGTTCCTGTTGACAAGGAACAATTTTTTTTATTAGAAGCTTTGGCTGAAGATACTGAAAAACAACAACAGTTATTAGATGAAAATTTACACGTTAAAGTTATGCTGGAAGCAGCAAGAGATGA